GTCGATGTCAGGGTTTATTCTGATCCAGTTGGTGAGTTCGTTGATGGTGTCGGGGTCGATGGGGTCCCACATTAAATGCCGGAATTCTGTATCTGGTCTCCACTGTCTTTTCAGAAAGCGGAAATCCTTAACCTTCTTTACCTGCTGCTTTATTCCACTTTTATCTGCGGTCGTATATTCTAAACCGAGAGTGGCAAAGTATTCAGAGATAGCAAGGGGATTAAACCAGTCCAGTATATCCGGAGATATTGCGAGAACATTATCATCTCCGTAGAACCAATCTTTAACATATCTGTCGTACGCCGCGATGGGAAGCAGCGCAATAGGATTCTTCCACCTAAGATAGGCAAAAGCGAGGCGAAGATACATGGCATTCACTATTGTGTTAATAACAACAGTTAGGCAATTCCCGGAGGGGTTGCCCTGCCATTTGCGATGTAAGCAATCAAACACAAGTTGATAGGTGTGAATGAATTCATTCGCCATCAGAATCAGAGCACGCTCCAATTCTTTGGGTCCGAAGACAAGAGATGTCCACTGGCCAGTTTCATGATCCTTTCGCCAAAGCGTCAGGTGATCTTGCCAGCGTGCGATGATTCGTAGGGAGTCCATAATCAGGTCAGGGTCGAGGGTTCCGTCAAACTTGCCAAAGTCTCCGTCACATCCACGGTCAGATACATTCAACATGTCTCTTCTGAGCTTTGCCCAGATGGGACTCGAGGTATCAATACCTACCGCAGAGAATCCTTGACCAACAGTTTCATAGAATTTTGCAACAAAATGAAGACTGAGGGCTCGGGACACAATAGTGGCGTTGACTTGGGCCATCGTGAAGATTCTAGTATTTACGTCCTTAATCTTCTTAAGAGGACGGCGCTCATCTTTGAGTTGGTGTTCCCAAATGAATAGGGGTCGCTCCCCACGATGGAGGGTGGAGAGATCTTCCCAAACACGTTGTTCTAGTTCGGGCTTCATGGTCCAGAGTTTTTTACACTCGGGCCAGCCTGGGACCGGGTCTTGGGGTCCATTCTCATCACGGAACGTGAATCCGGCGTCGGCTATCTGGTCGTTAAACAGGAAAGCCTTGCCTTCTTCACCCGAAGGTCGGAGTTTCTTCCAACGGTATCCGGGAGATGATTCCATTTCTAATCCTGCATAACCAGGAATGGCAAGACCATTCACTACTTCATCAAGAGTTAAGTCATGATGTTGACAGGGTCCAAGAGTTTTGGACAACTTATACTCGATGAGTTGGGTTACTGGTTTCCGAGCCGAAGCAGGGAAAGGGACAGTTCTGGATTCATATTTGGTGAGCGCTTTTCGGAGCGGGTGTTGTTGAGGCGGGTTCCGGGGATCGAGTGGAGTCAAAATGGCAGGAGCAGTCACTGGAGGAGCGACTAGTCCATAGGTCTTAGAGCGGATAATGTTAGTCTTCGAAGGGTTAAAAGAGGCATCTTTAGAGGCAACGGCACCAATGGTGTCGTATCCTGGGCCAACCAGGGTATGCTCCCTAGTGCTAATGCACATGCTCTGAG